TTCAAACTTAAAACATCTGTTTGGGATTACAGTATGGAACTTGTTGATACAGGTATTACTGAGATTGATGAAAAATTAGAAGACGAGAATTTAGATTTATTACAAAATCAAATAACACTAGAGATTGGTACAACATCATCAGGTAAATTACTTGCTGAAGTAACTGACGGTAATATTGAGACATTGTTAGCAGAGACAGGCGACTTAATTGTTGACGAAGTTGATGGCGACAATATCATACTGGAAGATGACCCTAATTTTGTTGACTATATAGTGTTAGAAGATAGCAACACAACAAACATGGCGGCTGATAGACCAGGCGCCGACAATATATCTTTTGATGATGAAGCAGGATTAAATGACAACGATACAAACAATGATATCTTTGACTTCACAGAAAAGAATCCATTTGGTGACCCAAGTGACTTATAAGGAGTAAATAATGTTTAAAGACGCACAATACCATGAACTAATTAGAAAAACGATAGTAGCGTTTGGTACATTGTTTAATGATTTGTACATATATCGTAGAGCGAGTACAGGAAAAGTAAATCAAAAGATGAAAGTTCCACTTGCATACGGACCAAAACAAAAGTTCTTAGCTAGAATTGACCAAGACAGTACAAGAGGCGCTGATGATGTAAAATCAACGGCACTTACTTTACCACGAATTGGTTTTGAATTAACAGGTCTTACATATGACCCTAGCAGAAAACTAAATCGTATTCAAAAGTTTAAGAAAGTAAAAGGCGCAGATACTAAGTCAATGACTAATGTTTATATGCCTGTACCTTACAATGTTTCTTTTACATTGTTTACTATGGCAAAAAATAGTGAAGACGCTTTACAAATTGTAGAACAAATATTACCAATGTTTCAACCTGACTATACAGTATCATTAAATGTAATGCCAAGTTTAGATATCGTAAGAGACGTTCCAATTATTCTTAATGATGTAACATACGAAGACAGTTATGACGGAACTTTTACAGACAGACGAGTTTTAATGTACACTTTATCGTTTACAGCGAAGATGTACTTATATGGACCTGTAACAAGTACAAAAGTTATTAAACAAGTTCAAGTAGACCAATATACAAATACAAGCACAGCAACGGCGAAAAGAGAACAACGATATGTTGTTACTCCTAATCCTACAACTGCTGACGCTGATGATGATTTTGGTTTTAGTGAAACACGTTCTTTCTTCCAGGATGCTGACAACTATGATCCTGAAAGTGGTACTGATAAAGAATAATACATAATTTTTTTATTATGACTGAGATAAAAATACACGATGGTGTTTTTGATAAGAAATGGGTTGACGATTTAGCTTATCACTTATCAACAAATGTTTCATGGATTGCTGACAATATTGCAGGAAGAAATTCTTGGCCGTATGGTCATCACGGCACTCATAGACTTATGGGTAGAACTTTCTATAGATATAAAAATAGAAAAGATGTTACCATATATCAAAAAGAATGTTTTGAAGATTTAACAAAGGCAATAGAACACTTAAATCCAAACTTTGAATTAGTAGAGATATTTGCTAATATGCAATTTATGGGTATGAATGGTTCTTTTCATAAAGATAGTAACAATGGTGATCCTAATTACAAATCTTATGTTATGATGTTAACATGTGATAATTTACCTAACGAATATATAGGAGGTGAATTTATTGTAAAAGACGGAGAGACTGTACCATTTAAACAAGGTAGAATAATAGAATTAACAGGTGATGTATTACACAAAGGTATGGCATTTAATATACCTAACACACCTAGGTTCTCAATAAAGTTTGGCGGATATGAAAAAAGTTGAAGATAAATTAAACGAGTTATTAGATATAACTGAAACTAAGCAAGAGATTGTTCAAACAACAACTGCTGTACCTAGACCTAATGAAAAAGAAGATATCACTAGTGATTATAAGTATAGTAGAGAAAACTTATATAATCTAGTAGAACGAGGACAAGACGCAATAGATGGTATATTAACACTTGCAAAAGAAACAGACCATCCAAGAACATATGAAGTTGCAGGTCAATTAATTAAGAATGTGGGAGAGGTAACTGAAAAGTTACTACAATTACAAGAGAAGATGAAGAAGTTAGGGGAAGAAACAAAAAAAGGACCTAGCAAAGTTGAAAATAATCTCTTTGTTGGGAGTACAGCAGAATTGCAGAAACTAATAAAAGATAATAAGAATGATAAAAATTAATGAAGAACGATTATGGGAAACTCCACTCTTTAATACTAACATTGGTGTTGACAAAGAAATATTAGATTATCTTATAAACAATAAAGATAAGATACAAGACACTAATGAAGACCCTAACGGTGCATGGGTTAGTAAAACAGACTTAGATTTTCCTCCTTTAAAAGAAACAATCAAAAGTTTTTGTCGTAGTCTATTTGCCTTAAATGTAACTGAAATTACTTTTACAAATATGTGGGCAAACATGTTAAAAAAAGGTGAGTATCATTTATTACATAGTCACAATGAGCATACAATGTCAGGTGCATATTACTTACAAACACCTGTAAACTCAGGACAAATATATTTCAAAGACCCAAGACCACAAACTAATTCGTGGACACAAAAATTTATAGATAAAGGTAACATGAGATTTTATACACCTAAACCAGGTGACTTATTCATGTGGCCGAGTTTCTTAGAACATGGTACTACACCACATGGTGCAGATGAAGAAAGAATAATGTTAAGTTTTGATTTAAGATTTAACGGACCAGGATACAAATATGGACACAATGGATACAACGGCTAAAAAAATATTAGTAATGGGTGGTGGTACTGCTGGTTGGTTAACGGCACTATATCTAACTAAAACTTTTCCTCAACATCATATTACATTAATGGAAAGTAAACCTATTGGTATCTTAGGTGCAGGTGAAGGTTCAACACCACATCTAGTAGCGTTTCTGAATATGTTAGGTGTAGATTTAAACGAATTACTTAAAGAATGTAAAGGTACAATTAAACAAGGTATCTCATTTGAAAACTGGAATGGTGACGGTGAGAAATACTTTCATCCTTTTGCAGTACAAAATAAATATAAACATTTTAGTATAGACAATTTATTTGGTTATGATAGTTATGATTATTATTTAAAACATTTAATTCACAGAAAAATGCCTTTGAAAGAGAATACTTATGCGTCTATACAATCATATAAGAATGTTGTTGATACAGATAATATAGATAACTCTATACACTTTGACGCACACCTTTTAGCAGATTATCTTAAAAAAATTACAAAAGTTGATAAACATATCTATGATGAAATTAAAACTACACAACAAGACGAACATGGTAATATAACTAAAATAAATAATGTAGAATGTGATTTAGTTTTTGATTGCACAGGTTTTCGTAGAGAGTTAATTGGTAAGTTATATAAGTCAGAATGGAAAAGTTATCAGGATTGTTTACCAATTAAGAGAGCAATACCTTTCTTTTTACCACCTGAAGATAAACCTTACACACAAGCAATCGCAATGAAATATGGTTGGGTATGGAAGATACCTTTACAACATAGATGTGGTGCAGGTTATATATTTGATAGTGATTATATAACAGACGAAGAAGCATTTGCTGAAGCAAAAGAAATGTTTCCTGATATAGAATATACAAGAACAATAAAGTTTGACGCAGGTAGATTTAAACAAACATGGATAAAAAATTGTATTGCAGTAGGTTTATCTTCTGGTTTTACAGAACCACTTGAAGCAACATCTATTTGGATGGCAACTGAACAATTAAAATTACTTGAAACATTTATTGACATTATGTTTACAAATGATGAAGATACTAAACAAGATTATAACGAAGTTATTGCAAATAATAATGATATGGTTATGGAGTTTTTACACTATCACTATATGACTAAAAGAGACGATAGTCCTTTTTGGAAAGAGTTTAGAAATAAAAACAATTTACCTGACTTTAATGTTAAGTTATCTAAAATACAAAAAGGTAATTTAAGATGGTATCATACAACAGGTGAAAAGATTACATCAACATTTAATCTTATGTCATGGTTGCATGTAGGCGAAGGTCTAGGTCTTATCAAAGATATAAGTATTAAAGGGTATGAAAATTTAAACCCAACAGTAGAAGAATATGGCAGACACTTACCTAGGTAATCCTAATTTAAAAGCGGCTAATCAAAAGATACGCTTTACAAAAAAACAAGTAAGAGAGTTTCTTGCTTGTCAGGAGAATCCTGTTTACTTTATAGAAAACTACATTAAGATTGTTACACTAGACCACGGTCTACAACAATTCAAAATGTATAACTTTCAAAAAGAAATGGTAGATACTTTCCATGATAATCGTTTTAGTATTTGTAAACTACCAAGACAAACTGGTAAGTCAACAACAATTATATCTTATCTATTACATTATGCTATCTTTAACGCAAACACAAATATTGCCATACTTGCAAACAAAGCTGCGATTGCAAGAGACCTATTAGGTCGTTTACAACTTGCATATGAGAATTTACCTAAGTGGTTACAACAAGGTGTTATAAACTGGAACAAAGGTAGTTTAGAATTAGAAAATGGTAGTAGAATACTTGCAGCTGCTACATCATCAAGTGCCGTACGGGGTGGTTCTTATAATGTAATATTCTTAGATGAGTTTGCTTATGTACCAAATAACATTGCAGAGCAATTTTTTAGTTCAGTTTATCCTACAATATCTTCTGGTAAAAGTTCTAAAGTAATGATTGTATCTACACCACATGGTATGAATATGTTTTACAAAATGTGGAATGACGCAACACACAAACGAAATAGTTATGTACCTATTGAAGTGCATTGGTCAGAGGTACCAGGTAGAGACGAGAAGTGGAAAGATGAAACAATAAAGAACACAAGTGAACAACAGTTTAGAACGGAGTTTGAATGTGAGTTCTTAGGTAGTGTAGATACATTAATTAATAGTTCTAAGTTAAGAGTGTTATCACATAACCCACCAATTCAATCTAATGCAGGTTTAGATATACACGAAATGCCACAAAAAGGTAGAAGATATGTTGTTACAGTTGATGTTGCAAGAGGCACAGTCAATGACTATTCTGCTTTTATAGTTACAGACGCAAGTCAAATACCTTACAAAGTAGTTGCAAAGTATAAGAACAATGAAATTAAACCTTTACTCTTTCCTCAAGTAATTCATAAGATTGCAAAGTCATATAACAATGCAGAAATATTAGTTGAAGTAAATGATATTGGTGGTCAAGTTGCAGACACTTTACAGTTTGATTTAGAATACGACAATCTGATTATGGTTAATCAAAGAGGTCGTTCAGGTCAAATTGCAGGTACAGGATTTAGTGGTAAGAAATCACAACTAGGATTGCGTACAACTAAGGCGACAAAGAAAATAGGTTGTTCAAATTTAAAAGCAATGATAGAATTAGATAAGTACATAATCCAAGATTTTGATATAATCTCAGAATTATCAACTTATGTATTAAAAGGTAAAGAAAAATACGAAGCAGAGGAAGGTAGTTCAGACGACTTAGTAACTTGCCTTGTTATGTTTGCCTGGTTGTCAAACCAAATGTATTTTAAAGAGTTAACAGACCAAGATATACGAGCAAGACTTGTAGATGAACAACAAAATCAAATGGACCAAGACATGGCGCCATTTGGATTTGTAGATGACGGAATAGAAAGTCCTGAGGGAGAAACATATAAGGACCCATATGGGACTAGTTGGAGTCCTGTCAAATACAAGAGAGGTTGGTAAATCTTGCGTATTATAAATAGAAGTGAGATTAACAATAATCTCAAATTAATATATTAATTTAATTAAGAGGAGAAAACAAGATGGCTTTTTTAGTTTCACCTGGTGTTCTCGTAACAGAAAAAGACCTTACTAACGTAGTACCAGCTGTATCATCATCTATTGGTGGTTTAGTTGTAGTTAGTGAGAAAGGTCCAATGGATGAGATTACTTTAATCTCAAGCGAAGATGAGTATGTTAGCACGTTTGGTAAACCAGACGCTAACACTTTTGAATATTTTTTTACGGCAGCCAACTTTTTACAATACGGAAATGCCTTAAGGGTAGTAAGAGCAGTCACTGGTAATCTGAACGCAGGTTCAAGTTCAGGTTTACAAGTTAAAAATACGACTGACTACTTAGACAATTATAGCGACGGTTCTGGTTCAGTAGGCTCATGGCTTGCAAGAGAAGCAGGAACTCAAGGTAACAACTTAAAAGTATCTATGTGTACGAATAGCAATGCATATGCAAGTGCTGGTGGTGCTTCTAACTTAGTAAATGACGCTTCAGCGGCAATTGGTGATACTACTATCACAATTGATGACGCTGGTGGAGATAAAATCCAAGCAGGCGACATTATTGAGTTTGGAGATATCTCTGGTAACTTCAATGCAGCTCCTTCAGGACAATACTACAAAGTAACAAGTGTTGATGGTGCAGTTCTAACCATTGCAAGATTTAATCCTGCAACTGGTTCAACTGAAACTGGCGGATTAAGACACGCTGTTACTGATAACGCATACTTTAGAAGATTTTGGGAATACTATTTCAATTTCTCAGCTGCACCAACATCAACAGATGATGTTGTAAACGCAGGTGGTTCTAATGATGAGTTACATATTGTAGTTGTTGACGAAGATGGCGGTATTTCAGGCACAGCAGGTACTATATTAGAAACACACGAAGGATTATCACAAGCTTCAGACGCTAAAGACGCTCAAGGTGATTCCAATTATTATGTTGACGCTCTATACAATAGAAGTCAATATATTTACTGGATGGACCACGATACAACTTTAGCAAATGCAGGTAGTTCAAAAGTAGGTCAATCATTTGATAATACTGGTGCTCAAACTATTTCAGTTTTCAGTTCTAGTCTTACAGGTGGTACAGACGATAACGCACCAACAAACGCTGAATTAGCATTAGGTTACGATAAATTTGCTGATGCTGCTTCTGTTGATGTTAACTTACTTATGACTGGTCCTTCACAAACAGGTGCTGACGCAACTGGAGATACCAAAGCAACTAAAGTTATTGACATAGTTGAAGCAAGAAAAGATTGTGTAGCATTTATTTCACCTGCTAGAGCAGATGTTGTAAACGTAAGCGATCCTATTGCACAAACTGTTAATGTTAAAGCTTTTGCAGACGGTCTTGCTTCAAGTTCATATGCAGTTATTGATAGTGGATACAAATACATGTACGACAAATACAACGGCGTATATAGATATGTTCCATTAAACGGTGACATTGCTGGACTTTGTGCTAGAACAGACGCAGTTGCTGACAGTTGGTTCTCACCGGCTGGGTTTACAAGAGGTCAGATTAGAGGTGCAGTTAAACTTGCCTTTGATCCTAACCAAGCGCAAAGAGACGACTTATACAAAGCAAGAGTAAATCCTGTGGTAACATTCCCAGGACAAGGTACTGTATTGTTTGGTGATAAGACAGCTCAAGCGAAACCTAGTGCTTTTGACAGAATAAATGTTAGAAGATTGTTCATAACTATGGAAAAGGCAATATCAACTGCTGCTAAATTCCAACTCTTTGAGTTCAATGATGAATTTACAAGAGCGAATTTCAGAAACTTGATAGAACCGTTCCTTAGAGACGTACAAGGTAGACGTGGTATCACAGACTTTAAAGTAGTGTGTGATGAAACAAACAATGTAAGTGCAGTTATAGATAGAAACGAATTTGTTGCAGACATATTTGTCAAACCAAATCGTTCTATTAACTTCATTAAACTTAACTTCGTTGCTACAAGAACAGGCGTTGCCTTTTCTGAAGTAGCAGGCGCATAATAGAGAGGAAATAAAAAATGGCAAACGTATCAGACTTTATCTCCAAACTAAAAGGCGGCGGAGCAAGACAAAATCAGTTTAAGGTTACAATGCCTTTCCCTGGTTTTGCTTCTGTGGGTGGCGAAACTGAGAACATGTCGTTCTTATGTTCAGCAACTCAGCTTCCAAGTTCTGAGTTAGGAGAATTAACTGTAAACTTTAGAGGTAGACCAATACATATGGCTGGTGATAGAACATTCCAAACTTGGAGTACAACTATTATCAACGATACTTCTTTTGATATCAGAAATGCTATTGAAAGATGGTCAAATGGTATTAACAACCATAGTGACAACGAAGGTTTAAACAACCCTACTGACTATCAAGTGGACGCATTTATTGACCACTTAGATAGAAATGGTAATACAATCAAATCGTACACATTTAGAGGATTATTTCCTTTAACAATAGGTACAGTTGATTTAAACTATGATCCAGTAAGTGCGTTAGAGACTTTTGAATGTACATGGAGATACCAATACTGGGAAAGTAACACTACAACGTAATGTTGTGAATTTATAGCGGTCTCCGGGCCGCTATAAATAGAAATAAAAGATAATGAAAAGGAGAATGTAGTGGCAGAATTTTTTGGCTTTGAAATCAAAAGAGCAAGCACCAAGAACACTAGTCAATCGTTTACAGCGCCAACAGCAGATGATGGCGTTCAAACAATTATGGGTGGTGGACATTATGGTACTTACTTAGATATTGAAGGAAAAGTAAACAACGAAGCAGATTTAATTAGAAGGTATAGAGAGGTTGCTATGCAACCTGAGTGTGACCAAGCGATTGAAGATGTTATCAATGAAGGTATAGTAATTGATGACAATAGAGAAACAATCAGATTAAACATGCATACAGTACCTTTTGGTACATCAATCAAAAAAAAGATAGAAGAAGAATTTAATAATATTCTTTCGTTATTGGAATTTGAGCAAAAAGGACATGACATATTTCGTAGATGGTATGTTGATGGCAGAATAGTATATCATAAGATAATAGACCCTAAAAATATAAAAGCAGGTATTACTGAATTAAGATATATTGATCCTAGAAAAATTAAGAAAGTTCGTAAACCTAAGAAGACTGAGGGCGCACAAACTTTTAGACCTAAAGACCAAAACGCACCACCAGTTGTAGATTTTGAAGAATTTTATATTTACAATGAGAAAGGTGTACAACCGGGAGCAAGTTCAACACAAGGTTTAGCAATTAGTAAAGATAGTATTGCTTTCTGTCCGTCAGGAATGATTGACCAACAAAGAAACATGATACTATCACATTTACATAAGGCGATTAAACCTGTCAATCAATTAAGAATGATTGAAGATAGTATTGTTATATACAGAATATCCAGAGCGCCTGAAAGAAGAATATTTTACATTGATGTAGGTAACTTACCAAAAGCAAAAGCAGAGCAATACCTAAAAGATGTAATGAACAGATATAGAAACAAACTTGTCTATGACGCAAGTACAGGTGAAATAAGAGACGATAGACAATACATGTCTATGTTAGAAGACTTCTGGTTACCAAGACGAGAAGGTGGTAGAGGTACAGAAATTACTACACTACCAGGTGGTTCTAACTTAGGTGAAGTAGAAGATATCAAATACTTTCAAAAGAAACTTTACAAGTCATTAAATGTTCCTGTATCCAGATTAGAAGCTGAAGGTAGTTTCAATATGGGTAGAGCGACTGAGATTAATAGAGACGAATTAAAGTTTAGTAAATTTGTTGATAGACTAAGAACAAGATTTAATTCTTTATTCCATGATTTATTGAAAACACAATTAATACTAAAAGGTATTGTTACAATAGAAGATTGGGAAAACAGTTTAGCAAGAACAATCAGATACAACTATGTAAATGACGGTTACTATGCTGAAATAAAAGAAGCAGAAATGTTTAAAGAAAGAATGGAAATTTATCGTAACTTGAAAGATAGTGAAATGATAGGTAACATTTATTCTAAAGAGTGGGCAATGAAGAACATTTTGAAAATGACTGACATTGACATTGATGAAGAACAAACAAAAATAGAAAAAGAAAAGGAGGCGGAAGCGCCACCAGAAGGAGAAGATGATGGACAATTCTAACCCAACAAGAGATATGATTGACGCTTTGGAAAAAGGCGATAAGTTAAGTGCTGAGAAAGCATTTAAGTCTGCTTTATCAGATAAAGTAGGAACTGAATTAGATGACAAGCGTAAAGACGTTGCGTCAACAATCATGGCAAAGGAACCAGAAACGAATGATAACGCTGAGCAATCTACGGAAATTGACGACTGAAAAAACAGACCATAGAAGGTCACCAGTCTATAAAAAACTAGCGCCAAAAGCAAAAGAGGCGGTAGATGATGTATATGCTCAGATGGAAAAAACACCTGGTAAAGTGTTAATGAATTTTAGTAAAGTTATGAAAGATGTTACTAAAAAATACAAAGTACAACAAAAAGATATTGTTGCTTATTTCAAAAAAGAAACAGGCATAACCATATAAAGGAGAGTAAAAATGGCAATAGTAAACGCAAGAAATTTAGTAGATAGTGAAACGAGAACAGTAAGAATGTTTGAGATTAACAATGCTACTAACTCAAATGTAGTATGTGTGGACGCAAGTGCATTAAGAGGTCACTCGTCTAACCCAACACTACACATAAGAAGTATTAAATGGAATACAACGGCAGCAACAAGTGATATATCATTATTATTTGACGCAAGTTCAAACGACCATGCTATATCAATACATGGTAGTGGCGAGTATGGGTTTCATGGTAAACAACCATTGATAACAAATCCAGAAAGTTCAGGCGTAACAGGTGATATTTTAATTACCAACGCTAGTGCTGCTACTGGTACAATAATAATTGAAGTAACCAAAGCAAAAGGTTATACTGCCTCAGGACAGACTAGATAATGGCTGATACAGTATCAACACAAACTATAACAGACGTTGCAGGTTCTAAAACTGTAATGAAGTTTACGAACAAATCTGATGGTACAGGAGAGAGTTTAGTAGAGAAGATGACAAGTGCAAACTTAAATCACTTATCAACTTCTACTAAAATTGCTAGAGTGATTTATAGTGTAAACACTACGGACCCAAAAGGGTCCGTAGAAATCCTATTTGAAGGAACTACTAACGCAACGGCGCTGTTTTTATCTGGTCAAGGCACGATAGACTTACAGACGCCGGCAATACAAATAGCTAACAATGCAGGGACACCTACAGGTGATATTCTGTTTTCTACGCATAATTTTGTGAATGGAGACAGTTATTCTATCATTTTAGAGGTGCGATAACATAAATAGGACTAAAGGAATAAACATATGAAACTAATTACAGAGGAACTTACTGACGTTCAGTTGATTGCAGAAGCAGACGAAAACGGCAAAAAGTCACACAAAATCAAGGGGATATTCATGCAGGCGAATATTAAGAACCGTAATGGTCGTGTTTATCCACAAGAAGTTTTAGAAAACGAAGTAAACAGATATAGAAAAGAATTTATCAATAAAAAGAGAGCATTTGGTGAGTTAGGACATCCTGACGGACCAACTGTAAACTTAGAGAGAGTATCACACATAATTACATCATTAGAAGGCGACGGCAAAGGCAACTATGTTGGCGAAGCAAAAGTGACTGATACACCTTATGGTAAGATTGTGAAGTCTTTAATAGATGAAGGCGCACAACTAGGAGTTTCATCAAGGGGCATGGGTTCTTTGGAGAATAAAGGCGGTACTAACTATGTAAAATCAGACTTTTACTTAGCAACGGCGGCCGACATTGTAGCAGATCCATCTGCTCCATCAGCATTTGTACAAGGTGTTATGGAAGGTAAAGAGTGGGTATGGGACAATGGTATCGTTAAAGAAAAAGATATTTCTGAGATACAACAAGAGATAGAAGCTGCTCGTAGTTTTGAGTTAGCTGAAAAACAAACCGCTGCTTTTGAAAAATTTATGCGAAAAGTCGCAAAATAATAAATAGTAGTACGCAAATTAATTAATTAATT